CCTTCCAAGCCACGGTGACGGGGCCTCAGAACGTGACCTCGGGCACGAGCATGGTCATTTCGCCTACGATTACGGGTTGGTCCGCTTGCGTAACTACGGCGAATGCCACGCAAGGTCAAAACGCGGATACAGACACCACGCTTCGGACTCGGCGAATCGAAGAGCTCGGGGGCGAACAGTTCGGCACTACCACCGCAATCCAAGCCGCTGTTCTGGCCGCGGTGACGCCTTACGCCGGGGGATCGCCATCAGGCGCTTGGTGCTACGAGAACACATCGTACGCCTCGGACGCGAGCGGCGTGCCCCCGCATAGCATCCATGTGGTCTACTGGGCCGGGGCGTCAAACATAACGCCGTCGACAACCCTGGCAAACATCATAGCCCAAGCGATATGGTCGCACAAGGGTGCAGGCGTCGGCACCTACGGAGCTTTGTCGGGCGTGGCCACGGATGCCTTAGGCAATAACTATACCATATACTTCGACGTGGGGACGGCGGTGCCTGTCTACGTGTCGCTGAACACAACGCCCAACCCCGTCACCACGGCGCAGCGCGCGGCTATTGTGACCGAGCTGACGACCTTCACGGAGCAGACGTGGACCTTCGGGACGACCGTGAAGGTTATTCCTCTGCTGGCCAGCGTGCTAAATGGCGTCGCGGGTCTTGTCGACATTCCCACCTACGGCATCGGTCTCGCGCCTGCACCGGTGACTACGGGTAACATCGTCATGGGCCCCACGCAGATAGCAATCCTCAGTGGTATCCTAGTGAACGGAACATGATCCCCGCTCAGAACTTTGACATCGCCACGGGCGGCACGGCGCTGCTGACGTCGGCCTACGCGAACAAGCCCGGGATATCGGCGCTTGTGACGGCCTTCTCGAATCGCTTTCAGGTCTTGGAATCGCAAATGGGGTCCATCCTGAACGGCATCAACCTGGCCAATCATCCCATGCCCGGGGGTCCTTGGGACGTGCTCGACAAGTACGGTCTAATCGTAGGGGAATCCCGGCAAGGTCGGAGCGACGCGGCTTATCTGCCCGCCCTGCGACTCCGCGTTTTGGTGAACAATTCCCACGGTTTGGTGTCGGACATAATCGCCGTTGCTAGCGCTATCTTGACCCCCGGCGGGTACACCTTCGTATACTCCGAGGCTCCGGACCAGACCTTCTTGATCACGGCCCTCGGAATACCGGACGCGGACATCGCGGCGCTTTTCCAGTACCTCCCTTTGGCTCGGGACGGCGGCGCCGACGCCCACATAATAGTTTCCAGCCCCGGAGACGACGTGCTGATCTGGGGTAACACTTGGGACGCTGCGACGACGCTCGCATCCGAAGAGGTAAAATGACGGCCTACATACGCGCATTGTGGTTACGCCTAAGCGCGGCCCCCTTCAAATGGGGTTGCCTATGGGGAAACAACATCTTTTTTGAAGGAGACGAGTAATGCTTTCCGTGACTTTCCCGTGGTCTTCTGCGGTCAACTATCCTTCCGGCCCGGATGTCGGTACGGCAACGAAAGTGGTCCCCACCGCTAATCAGTTCATCCGAGGCACGCCGGCTACGGCGCAGACCTTCGACTATCTTCTGAACGAGCGCGACACCTTTGCGCAGAACAGCAGCCCCTTGACTTGGCAAAGCCCGCTCCCTACCACGGGTTACTACAGCGGGGCCTGGTACGACTCCCTGCAAGGTGTTTGGCTCCTAGGCACTAACCCGACCGGCGGCGGAGCCACGGCCTTCCAGGCTCTTTGGAACCCCGGCACGGCATCCAATAACAGCGCGCCCATTACGGGTTCGCCCTACGGCACGACGCAGCCTATGACTCTGAGTTACAATTCGGAGCACCCGGGGGCATACGCCGTCATCAGCACGGGCTCGCCCGGCTCGGCGGGCACGGCAGAGGTCTTCTACTTCGGGCCTGCGGGTACCGGTCTGACCCACGCTTACACTGTCACCCTTGTAACGTCTGTCACGTGCGCGGAGCTGGTATATGTGCCGAGTTGGCCAATGCTGTACGCTATGGGCAGTTCCAGCGGTTGGTCTGTTCTGTCCGGTCTGGCATCGCCCTCTATCGTAGCTTCTAGCTCCGTGGCCAGCACACAAGTCATGGCGCGGAGTAGCGGCACCACGGCCATATTCGCTAGCAGCGTTGATCCGTCGTACGTCACGACCACGGACGGGCACACCTTCGTAACCCGAGCCTTCCCGTCCGCTATGAACATAGGGCCGGGTACAGCGCAATACCAGCTAGCAGGAATAACCTGGCACTCGTCCATACTTGGCTCCGTGTGGGTGGCTAATGTCGCCAAGGTGAATACCAGTGCGATAAGCACCTGGATTTCTCTGGACGCTATCACGTGGACGCAACAGAGTGCCCTCGTCGTGGTGTCCACGCATATCGGTGCGGTCATAGACCTGGCTTCGGCCGGGCATCACCTAGCGGCGGTGTGCGCTTTCGTGCCCTCCTACCCGCAGACCTGGAACACGACGCTATCCCGTATCCTTACGTCTGAGGACTTGGGCGTCACTTGGCACATGTCCCCGGGTGCTGTACTCGGCGACTTGAACCCCCGGATCTACTCGGGCAACGGGCAATTCTATGTCACCGGGGGCGGCAGTGCCGTGTTCTCCGATAAAGTGATCGAAGTCTAAATCGCGCCGCTGCGTATGCGGCCCCAGGGTTGCCGCAAAGACCACTGGCCAAGCCCAATAGCGTCGAGCATGTTGTGTTCGACGCTCTTGGTCATCTTCGGCAGCTGGTCTCGCGTGTCGGCCGATAGCGTGGCCTTGATGCGCGCGGCCATGATATCGCCGTCGATAGTGCCCTTCCACTCCCGCGGCTCCACTAGGCGAACGGTGTGGTCGGAGTATCGCTCCTGATACCGCCCCACGCACCTGGCTAGGTGTAATATGCTTGTGACCGTACCCTGCGAATAGATCCGGGCCGGACTCTCGATAACTACCAGGTAAGTCCTCGGGACGCTTACGGGTTCGTCCGGCGTTACGACCCCGGCCTTGACCAAGACGCCGAGGGTGAAAATAGCGTACCCTGTATGCAGACCGGGGTCTAGAGCGAGTATGTTTCCCATACACGCATTATGGGACCCCGGGGATGTTACGTCAAGGTCTTAGTCGCTAGGCGCTTCCACGTCTCGCGCTCCGCGGCCGTGAGCCGGGAGAAGTCCGCTAAACCCGTAGAGTCCTTCGGAGACCCGTCGACGCCTGCGCTAGGCTGCGGGGGTGGGGAATACTTGAGGACTAAATCCAGCAGGGCTATAATCTGCTTGGGGTCTAAAGGTCCTACAGCGTTCTCGTAGTCGGGATGCCGGCTAAGGCGAAGCCATTTCTCCACCTGCCCCGCGGCAAGCTCCAAGGCAGACGTCTGGAACTTGTTCAAAGCCACCGCTCGGCGGGCGCGCTCAAGAGCGGCTTGCCCTCGCGCTTCCTCCGTCTCCGCAAGAGCCGCAACTTCCGGCCGTTCCCTAGGCGGCACCCATTTCGCAATATGCTCTTTGGCCATGCTCTATTTTAGCTAAAATGTCCCATGACTACCGGGATTGATAGCGTGGACGAGAGCATGAAACTACGGCAAGACGCCGCGAACGCAGAGGTATCGGCGGCCGAGAAGGCCCTGGCCGCTAAAGCACAATATCATAAAGCTATTTCGCAAATTAGAGAAGACAACCTCCTAGACGGCCTTGTCGGAAATGGCCCCTCAGGGAGCGGCGGCGGGTGGGTGAACCCCGTCACTGGCCACGGTGTCTTCGGCCGCGACAAGGTGATGTTCGGGCGCTACGACGAAGCCTTCCGTATCGATGACACGCAACTCACGGCGCTCTTCAACGGCAATGACATCGCCAAGAAGATTGTCAAAGGCTTCCCGGACGAGATGTTCCGACGGGGCTGGACGCTGGTCATCCCGCAGGACGCCAGTGGGGGCGCGGGGAGCGCGGGAAGTGCGGGGCGCTTGGCTACGGACCAGCCCTCCGATGGCGAGGACGGCCCCGCAGCCCCGGGCAGCCCCCTGGTAGACCCTCTGGGCGCGCCCCCGGATAACGCTTCGGGCAAAGGCGACTACGCTAACCTGAACGGCGCCTCAAGCCGCCAGTTCGGCGAAGCAGCCCCCGGGGCGTCGGCGTCCTACGTCTCCGGCTCGGCGGACACCGTGCAATCGAAGGTTCGGCCTGGCGACCCTATGGGCGAACGACTGGCCGACCCTGTTACGTTCCCGAAGGATAATCGCAAGGCTGTAAACGCAGGGCAGGATCAAGGGGCGCGCGCCGAGCTGGCCATGGCTGTCGAGACCTACGCGAACAAGCTTCAGCTACGCGGTAAGGCTAAGGAAGCGTCTGTCTTCGGCGGTCTCTATGGTGGGGGGCTGCTCATCGTAGGCGCCGACGATGGCCAAGACATGGCCATGCCTCTAGACGAAACCCGGATCCGAACCGTGCGTTATCTGTCATGGGTTGACCGTCGATTTGTCTTCGCTTCTACCTGGTACGCGGATATCGGCCCCCAGTTCGGCGAAGTGGAGACGTGGGAAATCATAAACCCGTTCGGAGGCCAAGCGAACACGCGCATTCACGAGTCCCGCGTGGTGCGCTTCGACGGCGCCCCCGTGGACTTCCTAATGCGCCGACGCCTGCTAGGGTGGACCCTCTCCGTGCTCCAAGCGCCTTACGACGTTATGCGCCAGTTCGATATGTCGTTCCAATCGATCGCCAACCTGATGAGCGATCTGAGCCAGGCCGTCATGTCCGTGAATGGGTTGGCGCAGATGATCTCTAACGACCCCCAGACGCTCCAAACGCGCATGGCCATGGTCGATATGTCGCGGTCCTCCGGGAAGATGATGTTCATCGACGCGGAGAACGAGAAGTTCCAGCGCACACCGACGCCGCTAAATGGCGTGGCGGAGACGCTGCATGCCATCATGCTGCGCATGTCGGCGGCATCCGAGTACCCCGTAGCCTTCCTGTTCGGCCGAGAGCCTTCGGGGTTGAACGCCACGGGCGACGCGGACTTCCGCCGATTCTACGACGTAATCTCGGGGAAGATTCAAGCGGACCTAGAACCTAAGCTGCGCCGTCTGTATACGCTCATTCTTCTAGCCAAGGACGGCCCGACGCAAGGCTCGATCCCGAGCATGGGCATCCAGTTCGTTTGGCCAAAGCTGTACGAGCCGTCGGAGACCGAGCAAGCGCTGATTCGCTGGAACATGGCCCAGGCTGACTCTGCTTACGTCACGGCAAGTATCCTGCTCCCAGAAGAAGTAGCGGCGTCACGGTTCCGCGGTGGCGAACTTCACCTCGAGACAGAGATCGATATGCGCCTCCGTAACGAAAAGAAAGCAACCGCCGAACTCCCCCCGAATCAGGCCGACAAGTACAAGGACGCCAAGCAAGCGGCCGAAGACGCCAAGAACGCACCCCAACCCGTAGCCGCGGCTAAGCCCGCGCCGCAAGGCCGGAAAGACGCCGTAAGCATATCAGATATCGTCATGACCGGTTTCGCCAAGTGGCCAGGCGCTCAAGACTCGAACCTGGCCGCGCGAAAAAGTGACGACATTACGCTCCGAGAAGACGGCGGGTCGTACATCGTAGAAGAGGGTCACGCGGCCGTGCTGGCCCATCGATGGTCGGGCGAGAAAAAAGTGACGGCCTTCATTCGGACTCCATAGCCGCTTTGACGCGGTCCCATGCCCGGGCGGACTTACCCGGGCATGGCCTTTCGCCTGCAAGAATGCGGGCCTGGATTTTCGCTTCACGCAATCTGCGTTCCGTGGAACGATCGCGGGCGCGTTTGGACTCGCCGCTATCCTCCTCAAGTCCTTGCGCCACGTCTCCCCAGTGCGCACGCTCCGCAAACTCCTCAAGTACGCCTTTATGTATGTCCGAACTCGTGAATGCCATAGGCATAAGCTAGCGCGGTTACACTTCGTGCGCAAGCCACTTCCGGACTTGCACCATGGCAGGTGCCAGCCACGACTCGTTTTGCTGTAAGTATAAAAGCGCTTGTGTAGTGGCATCCACCCTATCGTCATACGCGGAGCGGGGGAAAGTTAGAAGCTCCGTGATGTACCCTGCGACCCAAGGGTGCTTATCAGGGTCCGGCAAATGAACGTTACCCGCCTGGAACAGCCCCGAGCAAGCCGAGGCGCGGGAGAACTTGCCGCCGCGAGGGTCAACGGCTACGAGACCGGACAGCTTCGATTGCAGGACTTGCAGAACGGCCGCGCCGTTGGCTTTCTCCTCAATGAGCTTGGCCGTAGCTTGTGGCCATCGCTTGGCTTGATCCCGGATACGATCCAGCGCCGTCGAGAACGACATGCGATCCCAGGCTTGGTCGAGTAGATAGAAGTCCGCGCCCTTGCGGCCCCACACTTGGCCGCAAGCATAATCGGAGGACTCGCCGTCCTTGTAGGCCAGATCCCACGAGAGTATCACTTGATCGAACGCTTTAGGCGCTTCCGGATAGAACTTCAGCCACTCCCTTTGGAAGATCGCGCCGCCTTCGGGCACGGGCTGTTGATCCAACTGCGCAGCGGCGTTCATCGAGCCCAGGTTCCGGCGCAGCTTGTCTATCAGGTTTTGCGGCAACCTGTGGGGGTCTAAGAGCTCGCCCTCTTGAGTCCGCGGGTCGTAACCGTAAGGCGTACGGCAGCGTCTCTTCGGGTCGAAATTAGCCGGGAGCATCAAGTGCGTGGCGCCCCTGTCGAGAAACATCTGGGCCAAATCGGAGCAGTGTAGGCGCTGCATGATGCAGATCAGCCCCGTCTTTTGCGGAGGCTTCCTCCAGCGCGTCGACATCGTTCGCGCGTACCAATCGCGAATGTTCTGTAGGCCAACGGCTGACGCATCCTCGGGCTTGTTCGGGTCGTCAAGTATCTGGATGTTCGCGTGCAAGCCCGTGGCCTTACCCCCTGGCGTTGTGCCCAGTCGGAAACCCCCCTTATCGTTCACCACGTAATCGACGGCTGCCACCGTGGGCAGAGAGAAGCGGTCTCCCCAACGCGCCTGATACCATTTCGATCGCATCAAGTCTACGGTCTTATTCGAGTCCCGGCGGAAAATTAGCTCCGCATACGTGGCCATTATGAGGGCTA